GAGGATAATGAAAAATTCCATGAGTATTTGCATAGACATGATGTTCATTTAGGCTATTGTCATACCATGAAACAACATCAGCCCCGTTCAACCCTGGGCGAACATACGGAGATGGAGTATATGGAGCGGACGACTCATGAATTGCAGAATCATATTCTTCTAACATCAAACCATCAAGATAGACAATCGTGTTTCCTGTAGAAAGCCCGAAATCACTCCTATCAGGAAAACCAATATCCAAAATTGCCCGGGTATTCCAATACGAAGATGCTTCAATTCTAGCCGAAACTCGTTCCCATGTATCCACGGCACTAACATTTTGAGTAACGGCATAAGAAGTAGTAGTATTAAATCCTCGTGTATTTGCAAGAGCAAGAGCAACTTGAATGGTATTAAATCCTTCCGAGTCTTGTACTGTTATATTATTTGTTTTTACATAGGCACTAAACAACCAATCCTTTTTATGATCTAATACAATAGAAAAAACATCAGTATTATAGGTTGTGTCCGGCACAAGAGGATTGTCATTTGCAGAAATGTAGACATCTGGTGCCGTACAACTACTATGAGTATCTGTTAATTTCAAAACATTTTCGCCAATTGGAGCAGTAGAATCATAAACTACATTAGAGACAATAGAGTCTTCCAAAAATGTCAACGTATAATCAAACCCTTCTTCAAATGAAGATATTCCAACAGGCAATCTGTTTGTATTCGTCCCGAAGACCCCATTAGAAGTCACATTAGACGACCATCTCTGGTGCTGATAGATATTACTGAGTTCAATAGCATCTGCCTTCCACCATCCTGCAAGAGAATTAATTGAACTTGGAGAAAAAGTTTCCCACCCTTGCATTAAAGAACTTTTACTGGCAATGGAACTAGAAGAAATAACACTATTAGACAATCTTGTCCCATATCTCTTGAAGCCCGCAGGGTGCGCGGCCTTTTCTACTACAGAAGTATAGTCTTGAAAATTTTGCTTAGACCTAATATCATAGGCATACTGCTGATAATATGCATTGTCCTGTATTACTGCGCTCTTGGTAGAAAGCCTTGACGATTCATTGAGATAGTGAGGGGTGTCTGTCAGGGGCTCTATCGTTCCCATCTCTTCAATCTTGTAGTAATCCACATAAAATTGACTACCACCAGTATTGGCATCATCACCAAGAGCCTGTTCCACCTGAATCAACGGGCGAATATATGAAGTATCTGTATGAAAGGCTGCGGGCGAATAAACATAAGAAAATACATTCTGCACAGGAGAAGCTGTTGTATTAGAATGCTCTCGACTATTTCCAAAACCAGCCGTATCAGCTATTGTATTTGACCCGGTTACATAGGCTTGAAATAATCTCCAATCGTGAGTCCATGAATTGGCCTGTTGAGTGTCCAAACCATAGTCAACCCCTATGCCATTATTTGCGCTCTCATAATTCATCACACCAGAGGGAAGATGACTACTCAAAATCCAATGCTCACCAGCTGTGTATGAACTCCCCTGTTGGTCATTAAACGTAATTCCATCTGACTTCAGAGCAGAATAACCAGTATTGAAATATGGACCCGCGACTGTCCTAGGGCCACCAGAAGTCGAAGATCGCGTAGCAGTATTTACATAATGGTATGGATCTTTTGCTCTTACAGAAAATTTATATAATTTACTAGAATCTATTTTAATACTAGTAGTATGAATTAGCTCCACAAGGTCTTCTGTGTTTTGATTTGATGTTATGCTTGTAATTCCATGAGTGTTTCCTTCGTTTCCAATAACCATTATAGTCTCTCCAGAGGCACTTTCATCAGAGACAAAAGTTATTCCAGGATTAATATATTGGTCGCCAATAACATTCATACTTCTCCAATCAAACCAACGATTGTCATAAAGCCCAGTATTGGAAGAAATTGCGTTTGATATATTAAACTCACCAGAAGTACGAGATAATGAATTTGTCAATGCGCCCCGATTATCCGAAGGCGCTAACATAAAATTAACATTGGAATATGTAGAAAAGTCGTCAAAGAAAACAGTCTTGGTAGGCGAGGCAAGAATAGTCGTGTTCACATGATTCCCGCTCATATTTCCTGTATAAATGATCTCGCCAATATCAAACTCTGTTTGGGTAGTGGTCGTATTAGAAACAGAAAATTTATCTAGATAGGCAAAAACAATACTATCATTTTTATCCGCAGGATCGCGCCAAGGATATTTAATATCATCATACGTCCGTGCAATGCGCTCTACGGTCGCATAGACTCCGGAGTTTGCTCCATAGATTCGCCTTCCAACAATATCTTCAAGATTGTTTGTGGCGGCTAATCGAATACGAACCTCAGGAGCAAATGTTCCTCCACTTAGGGTAAGTATGTCTCGGTTTGGATAATAGAGTTCAATTTCTTCACCATAGAGCAACCGAAACAATACCTTAAAAGAATCTTCTGTTCCTTTAGTTTTATAAAACTCAAGAATATTTTTATAAAAGCTAGCATTGTCTGTAATAGAATCTAATTGTTTTGGAAGACTAGGAGCAAACTCGGCCTTGAAACTACTAAGAAAACGATCAAAGTCCGTAGTGTCTACATCCAAATATTCCAATGCCGTTTTAGTAAAATGAGTCGGGCCCATAAAATAGGTATTGGATACAGAATCATATACACCAGTATTTGCAGACTGAAGGTATTTGTAATATTGCTCTAGAAAAAGAATAAACTGGGGGTGGTCCGAACGAACAAAGGCCGGAACTTGTTCTTCAATTAGAAATGAAGTATGACGAAGATTGGCTAAATTCGCAGTTGCCATTATATATCCTAATATCCTGTTCCACTACTACTAGACCCTGTTCCTGTGTCGGTAGTAGAGTACGTTCCACGAGAGGCGGTAAATGAAGTTGTAGGTCCTGGGCGTTCTGTTGAGGTTAACAACGTGTCATCCACCAAAGTAACTGTTATATCACTAGAGTCTATTGATATAATTTGATTAAAAGAAGGAATAACATCATCAACTCTAGGCTCAACTGTCACGCTAATACTTGTACCTCCATCATTAATAGTGATCGGAATAAAATTCTCCAAATTCATATTCCCAGTATCATAATCTATTGTTCCAGAAGTCTTAATTAACTTTTTGGTTCCATCTATATTTGTCTGAACCACACGCACAACGCCGTCTGCATCATCTAATGTACAATCCAAATAAACTGAATTATTGTAATAATAAGAAAATAAGGAAGACGACAATACAGACATATGCCCTGCATGAGGATGAAAAATTGGATTTGAAAATTTTATCTGATAATCTAGATTGGTGTTTAAAGTGGGCATAAATTTTTGCTTCAAATTAATTTCCATCAGATTACTATGGATTGATTTATCTATTGCATCAATCTGCCCGCTCAAAATAGACCTACGAAAGTAACTATTAAATTTATTCAAAGTAGCCGTCGAATATTCGCTGATCTTAGATTCTACCATTGCCTTAATGGTTCCATATCCTAAGATGGCATCATTTGGGTCGTACATGACCTGAGAATCTATGGTAAGATATAGGAAATCAGGATCAATAATCGTAGGAGTAATAGAGGCTATATTTCTTTTTTTAAGAGTCTCTTTAATATTTTCTTTTTCCATATTAGATATTACATAACCATCTTTTGATTTTATTGAAATGAAAACCTTGCCGTATTCGGGAGGATTATTATATTCTCCGCCCCACACATTTACTGAATCTACTCCTTGAATATCACTCAGTATTCTAGCCCGATAGTCATCCGTAGTCACCGACCGGTTCTGCGATTCAAAATTCAATGGCGCCAAAAACTTAATTGAATCGACAGACTCTCTGGCCGCACCTCCAGAAGAGGCATAGTCAACGTGAGTATTAGAAAGAGAGACAGCCGTGTCCACGATAGCCGCTCCGCTTTGTGGGCTAATAATGTCATCCGCCATCCTAAAAAGCCTGACCCCGTTTCCATCGGGCCCTAACATCGATTCAATATAAGACACAGAAACAATATCTCCATCATTTAATGCTCGCCCTATGTTTCCGTCTCCAAAATAAAGCTCGTACTTTCCCCCAGATCCTTCTTGCAAAAAATACACATTACTAGTAGAAGTAATTGAAGTATATGAGTCTGGCTTAATATATTTTATATCATTTACAGAAACTTCTAATGTGCTAGTATCGGCATTTTCTGTATGAAGCTGATGTCTTTGTGTTGGCGTTCCGTCAGAAGAAAATATCTGCCCAAAAGAAGCCCCTTCTTTAATCTCCACATTAGGCGCAATATATGTTTGTCTTGTTGTATAAGGATCTGCCAAAGAAGCCTGGGTAGTATCCGTAGTCAAAAAAGTATATACCCGATCACCAATCTTTGATGATAGCTTTGTATGCCTAGGAATAGAAATCGTCGGGAATCCTGCTGTTCCAGAGAGAGAATCGAACAAAGTAATATTAATCTCGGCTGTGGCACACTTAGCCGAAGCCGGAGTATATCCCAACTGCTTGGCCCGCGAGACAACATTCTCTCGGATTACTGCACTATCCAAAAACATTTCGCTGGCCAACATATTAGAATATATGGCATTGTAATGAGTGTTATAGGCAAGGACATCAAGAAGAACAGACATACCAGAACCCTCAAAATCATAGGTATTAAATTGATCCTGGTTCTTGAGAAACGACCTAAAGGAAGCCTTTACCCCGTCAAAGTCAAGGGCGCTTACCTGTAGCGCAGTAGTCTTAGGATTAGAAGCCATATTATCTTACTCTTTCTAGAAAAAATTTTGCGGATCTTTCTAATGTCTGTCCGACAATAAAAAAGAACACATTAACATAAAATCCATAGTTATCTGCATCTGCATGGACCTGAACTCTATTCACGGCCACCCTAGGTTCATAATTAGCCAATACTCTTGTGACCTCATCCCTTAATCTATCGGCCGTATTATTATCAAAATTCTCAAATAATAAGGAGGTTACATGAGAGCCAATATCTGGATGAAAATGCTTCTCATAATTCTGGGTCATTAACAAATTTCGGACCGACCTTAATATTGCACGATCACCCTTTAATATAGAGAGGGCCCTTGTATCAGGATGTGCAGAAAAATTAAGATCCAAGTCTCGATATTCTATAGCCAAGTATATACTCCTTCTTTCTATTTATCCTACTTTCTAGGACACCCTTTGGTAGTCTACGTCAATCAGAGAATAATCCACCATAAGATATCCATCCTGCCCCTTGCTCACCGCATCCGGATGACTCTCTTGAAGATCCTGAGCCATCACACCATAATAGACACTCCGAGTAATGTCCCCTATAAACTTGAAGTTATATGTGGGAATTCCAGAAGGAGATGCTCCAACCCGAATAATATCTTTCTTCAAAACCCGATCTGAAGTTTTCTTTGTTGCGATTATCTTATCCTGTGCAGCGTCCTTTGCAGCAAGTCTAATATCTTCCAGCCTAAGATCGGCCAAGGCATCCCCGGACAAGGCATCACTAATCTTTACATGAGGAGCAGCTATAGTACATAATGCGGCTGATTGCAGAGCAACTTCCGCACCACCCGTCACATTAACCAGTCCCGATATAATCTCAACTTCGGCCGTTGCTCCCACTTTACAAAATCCATATGAACCAACAGAAACATCACCAAATCCAGTTATACTAGCCGAACCCACGGCCGTAAGGTCTACGTCCCCCGCAGCTATAAGATTAACATCTTTCGCGGTCTCAACCTTAACATCATCCTGACAAAAAAGTTCTGCCTTTCCTGCTACATGAACTACACAGACGCCTTCAATTTTTGTATAATCTTCTCCTACAGTAACCGAAAAATTATCACGCATAACCTTTGTTACTTTAGAACCATCTGGGTGAATTTCATAAAAAGTTCCAGCCCGATGCATTTCTTTTAATCTTTGGGCTCCAGGGGTGTCATCAACCTCACGAATATGTCCACTCTCTGACTTCTCAACTAAATTATATGGATACTGAGCGGCATAAGGGCTTTCTGGTTCGTCTACTTTTCCTTTTATAGTAGATAACACAAACGCTTTATGCTTCTCTTGATCCTCATATAAAGTTCCTTCCTTAATTCCACGGGCCAACCTAGGAACATTAACCTCATTAGGCTCGCCAGCGGCTTCAACATCGGCCAAACCAATTGAGCCATCCAGCCCCACAAGAAGTTTTGAATCAGTAGGAACAACTTCCCCCGTACTTATGTTTTGCTTTAGGTCAACCGAAGACAATAAGTCTTTTGGGGTTTTCGCAAAATCAATAGACTTGGCCAACAAATTCTTAGCGACCTCTGTTTTCTTTTTTATGCTAAGAAAATCATCGGCCGAGAGAGAATCGGAAATTGCTTTCAGAGAAACAAACTCATTAGAAAATGACTCTCCAGCCGAAAGACCGGCCAAAACATTTTCTAGGTCAGCCCCAGCAGCCGTAACATTCTCTTTAAGTTTAGCGGCATCTTCAGCAATTTTGTCTAATTTTCTCTTTGAACTATCAAGATTAATTGTTTCGTTGGCCATTTTTTTATTTCTCCTATATCTTCTTTAAGAAATCTCTAATAGACTTGGCTTGCTTTTGCATATCCTGTAGCATTTGAAGCATCTGTAAGGCCTGCATTGCTCCGGCCATTGCAGCAGCCACCGCAGGGTTGCTCAACAATGCATTCATGGCCGCTGCTCCTGCCATATCTAAACCCGAAGCCATTAATTTATCAGTATCAATATTTTTAAGATCGTCAAGGCCACCGTCTACCAAATCCCCAACCTTTTCTGCCCCATCTTGAACTACCCCCGGAATGTTTCCGGCTATATTACCAATCTCAGTAATTCCAGCGCCTGCCAAGTCTCCCAGCTTACTGACATCTAATCCTTCGGCTAACTTCCCAATGTCTAAGTTAGATATACTCTCCAATGCATTACCAAGATCCACATCTTCCAAAAGATTCGCATTTAATATTCCATCAGGAATTAATCCTGCAACCGCATCTTGATTCGCAAAATCCAAAGAAGCTCCTAGTGATAAGTCAGGAAGATTCAAATCTAATGAACCAAAATCTTGTTTGCTCATGTCATCGATCAAATCTGTTGCGCTACCAATTCCATCTATATTAATACCACCAGACGCAAACTGTTCTAACTGCTCATCTGTTTTTCCAATAAGAGCAGAAGCTGATCCAACAGAGGCCAATACATCTGATTCTACTACAGATACCTTATCTCTAATCTCCTTCAGACTACTAACCGAAACAGAAGACACGGCCGCCGTTGATATTCCAAGCGCCGCTGCATTTCCATACCTCAACACCCCTTGATTCCCGGCCACACTAACAGCACCTGCGGCGATCTCTCTGCTGTATGCATCAAAAAATTGTTTAGGATCAACTCCAGGAGGAATGAGAGACTTGGGTAACACAGCCAATGGTTGTTTCTCTCCCGTAGGAGCCAAATCATTTTCGTCTTCAGTCCATTCATTGTAACCTGTGTTAATAGTTCCAACAACTACTCGATCTTGTGCATCTTCTCCATCACGAAAAAAACCAAACACCCACGTTCCTTCTTTAGGAGCCCTGACAGATCCCTGGGCGCTATTCAAAGGAAGCATAGGATAGGCCCAAGGAAGTGTCTTAGTTGGTATTTCTTCTTCATGGTCAGAATCAAAACCAAGGCATCTAACTCGGACTCGGCCGATGGCAAGGGGATCGCTTCGGTCTTCTACTCGACCTTCAAACCAAACAAATCCATCTAACCCCATTCCTTGTTTCATTCAAACATTCCTTTATCACCAATCAGCTTCATCTAAATTAGGATCGTAAATATTTTCATACCATTGAGATGATTTCCCCTGCGAAGATGCTCCCGGCTGCTTATTCCAAGCCGACACTTCCGACAAAGGCTTGACCGGAGTCTTCGGAAAAGGATCAATTCTAACAGTCTGCTCAGGAAGTCCACCATAAATTGAATTCCTAGATAACTCTATCACCATCGTATATTTTTGGGGGTTAGACGTTAAGTTATGAGTAATTGCAGTTATCATCCATCTACCAGACATATACTTATCTCGTACAGGCCCATCTGTGCCCACCGTCTCCGGCGAAGGCATATAGAACTCAACAATATCACCAACCCTTCTCTGGCTATCTCCTACCACTCCAATTTTAATAACTTGGTTATTTAATTGTTGCATAGTAGACTTTCGATTCAATGCTCGGTCCATTTCAAAAGAAGAAATATCAATATTATCATATCTCATATGATGCCTTGGTGCATATATCTCATAACTTTCGGCCGCCTTGGTCAATTCTCGGCTATTGGTCATAGCCGTAGTTCTTCCTTTAACTGAATTGGGATTCATATTTGTGTGTCTATTGTATTCTTGATTATAATTAAAAGTCTTAAAGAACACTTTTCTTTTAACTAAATCATGGGTCACCAATTTGCTTGCATACATTCCTTCCCTTATATTCTCCAAAGTATTCATCTTTACTTCTTCGCTCACAAAATCTACAATAGAAATCCCAGGTTCATTGGCCTCTACATTACTCCATTCATAGGTATATGTTTGGGCGGGTTCTTTAGCTCGCTTTGGATCCCACATCGATTCCAACGAAGTAAATACAAATCCAGATTTTCCTGAAAGATGATTTCCATCGTCACACCTCTCAAAAAACAAATACGTTCCATTGTCATATTTAGGATTACTAGATATAGACTTTGCGGCTATTTTTTTAATACTTTTAAATGGATCCCATCCAGGAATAACAATTGACTTTAGATCTAAAGTAGGCTCGACATAAAGGGCCTTTGTATCAACCTCTTGCCTAAGATAATCATTATATATGCTCTTCACAACACTAGAATATGTTTTGCTTATGTATGATTTTCTTACTTTAGTTTGAAGAGAGGAAATAAGCTCGCGAGACACAAAATTTAATGTATAGCCAATCGAAGAATCTCCACTCTCTACCCTCTCACCAATCTTTGTTATTCTTCCAACAAATTCAATAGGCTTTAGCCCAGGAGTAGAAAACCGAAATCTAAGTATTTCATTTCCGGTTAATTCTAATGTTTGAGGAAGATTTGTTGAATCTAGCATATGAAGCCTACCCATCAGAAAAGATTGATAGATATCCTCTGATAATTCAAGTTTAACCCAACCCCCGTGTTCTAGATGAACTAATTTACCATCAGAAGTGACCAGGTCAATATAATCTATCTTGAGGTCGCCTCCAGGTTGATTGGCGTCCTCTGGTGCCCCATCTAATACAGGAAGGCTTGATGGTCTATGAGCAGGCGCATATGCCATAATAGATAACTACTCCCTGTCGTCAATTAGACTATCAAAATTCTTTATAAAATCGGACAAATATTTGTTGTCGAGTAGTCTAATCTTTCTCTTGGCCTCGTTTAGTTTAAATTCATAATCATAATTAAGAACCTTAATTCCTGCATCTGGCGCCTCAAAAGTTCCTCCGGCATAAGCATATCTAAAAGTGCTATTGCACGTTATGCCTGCATCTAAAATAGTGTCCCCGGCCGTATATCCATATCCGTCGTCAGGAGCAACTAATTGCAGAGTCTCATAGTGATGAATCCCATTGATCTCGTCACCATACTTATTCGCCAAATAACGATCAAACACGACTCCACTCATTGGCCAATCATACAGAGGATCTAACATATCATTGGCCAACAATACAATCCAATGATAACTCGGAGATCCATAATACTTATAGGCAAGAATTTCTGGACTGTCACTATCCTTTATTTCATATTCATAATAGAGAGAAGCATCGGCCTTGGCCTCCAGAGCAAACTGCGCCCGAAAAAATATGTCCGAAACAACCTTTAAAGAATCATCCCGATTAGGATAAACTAATGGAATAAATTTACTAAAATATGTGGATGGCATTTATCTTTATCTCCTAATAACCATCAAGGAATTTCTTCTTGTGCATGATTTCTAGTTCCTTAAAGTTCAAGGTCAGGTCTGTCTGCAATGGCCGATTATCACGAAAGGTCATATTACTCTGCCCTGCACTATAATTAACGGCAATAGATTCTAGTATACAGGTGCTTAATTGATGAACCTTCCCCGAATTCCAATAAGAAATCTTAAATTGATTAGGATATTTAAAAAATCGGCCATAATACTCTCCAGGCGTAGCTAGTGCAGGGGCCGCGGCCACTTTAAACGCCTTGACAATTTGTTGTATTGTCTCGGCTTCCTTTTTTGATCTCGGGTTTAACTGAAAAGTATAACTAAACTTTCTAAATCCAACCCCTTTAAAAAATGCCTCTAGATGATTATTCAATGCCTTACCATCTTGGCGCATAAGAATATTTTGAAGTTCTGGACTGGCCATCACATTACCTCCACCAGCATAATCACCAATAATTCTTTTTCCTTCTGTGCCTAGATGATTTTGAATATCGGCCATGGCATCAATACCTCTAATGGCCAGGGCTCCCGCAAGATTTACATCTGATTCGGTCCAGGTTGCAGCAAATTGTTCTTGAATAGAATGAGGTAAATATAATCTAATATTTCCTTTGTATGTAATATGCCCGGGCCCGGGAGCTCCTGTTTTTGTAGAATTTGGAGTTTGCGCGCCTTGTTGAACAGTATCTATAAAACCAGGAATCTCGTTAAGAAAACCTTTAACCTTATCACCAGCCCAACCTAAGCCAGTCTGAATAACCTCCCCCCCAATAGTTGGACCAAAGTCCGATCCTCCAGAGGACCCGGAAGTTTTAAGTTTTGTTAAACCAAGATAAGAAAGCGCCGATCCAACTGCGTTTAAAGTATTCTTATCTGACGCCAACTTAGCTAATTCCGGAAGCAACCCCGTTTCTCCTTTAGGAAACTGACTACCGGTATAATCCTCTATAATAAAATCAATGTGAGGCCTTTCGCCTTCAACCTGGGGGTCTGAATAAGAATTGACATCAGAAGGAAATTCTAAATTATAAGGAGGTTGATGAGGATCCGGTGTATTTATTTGACTTTTATCACTTATATTAATCAAATCCTCAAAAGCATTAGTTGTAGAATTAACCACAACCTCCGATCCGCTAGAGCCTGAAGTTACTTCATCGGCCATCTATTTATCTCCTAAAATAAGAATATTATACCTCAACTATTTATACATAATACCATGAGTTATAAAGGCAAATGGCGTCCAAAGAACAGAAACAAATATGAAGGCGATCCCACCAAGATCGTGTACAGATCCCTGTGGGAACGGCAGGCTTTTCGGTGGTGCGACACAAACGAGGACATCAAAAAATGGTCCAGCGAATCGGTTGTCGTCCCCTATCGTTCACAGGTAGACAATAAACTTCATAGATATTTTGTTGATCTCAAGATTACATTCAACAATGAACGCACAGTTCTGGTCGAAATTAAGCCCAAACGACAAACAAAACCCCCAGAAAAAAATAAATCCAAACGAACCTCTCGACGATACCTAAAAGAAGCCATGACCTATGGAGTCAACACCTCAAAATGGAAGTATGCAAAAGCCTATGCAGAAGACAGAGGCTGGGAATTTCAGGTATGGACAGAGGATACCCTCCGTGATTTAGGTATAAAAATTCTAAAATAGGATAAATAACTATATGCCTGATACCAATAAACCTAGAAACGTATTCACGGAAATGCTAAAGCGAGAGATTAGTTCCGGAGAATATCCGAAAGATAAGGCTCGCGTTTCCAAGAAATGGCTTTTAAAGAAAGCTAGATCATCCAGATACCGAAGAGTAGGAACATCAAAACTAAGAAATTCTGAAGAAAGAATATTACACAGAAAGTTGGCCAGAGAGGATCCAGATTCACTAAAGACAAGAATTATGATTGGACATATGTACCTGTTTACCTATGATCCAAAGACAAAGAAAACGCTAGACTATTATGACGCCTTTCCTCTTGTATTTCCTATAGAAAGATATCCAGACGGATTCTTGGGGGTTAATCTTCATTATCTAGATCCATTAGATAGAGCCAGATTAATGGATGCCCTATATGAGTCAGTCAGCGACGAAGACTATGACGAAAATACTAAACTAAGAATAACATATGATATTATGTCAGGTATCTCTAAATATAGACACTTTCGTCCATGTATAAAGAGATATTTGACATCACAGGTAACATCTAAATTTCAGAAGATTAAAAGCGAAGACTGGGACAACATACTTTTTCTACCACTAGAGAGATTTGAAAAGGCCAACCGAAGAAAAGTGTGGAATGCCAGTAAAAAAGAGGTCATAGAAAAAAATGCCGTTTAGCCCAGACGAATTTAAGGCAACAGCCTTTCCTGATGACATAGCCTTGCCATGTAACTTCATGATGAGAATTCCAACAGATGATCTACCTGGGTTTAAAGACCTAGAAAATTTATCTTTCCTTTGTAACCAGACTGTAATTCCAGGAAGACATTTCTCCACAAACGAATATACAACCCACGGTCCTGTCCGAAGGGCGCCCTATCAAAGTATATACGACCAACTAGAGGTTAGTATTTTCTGTAGTACCGGTCTTAGAGAAAGAAAATTTTTTGATTGGTGGCAAAATAGAATACAAAATGACAAAGACTACAAATGGAATTATCCTAAAAGTTATGTAAAGAATCTAGAATTATGGTATTTTACGAGATCAATTCCTGCCACCATCGGACCCACACCAAAAATGGACCCCAACAAACCGCTCGATTCCGGGCTAGGTAAAGACGGAAAGTCAATGATTTCCCATAAAGTAAAATTTGTTGATGCCTATCCATTACAGGTACAACCATTAGCCCTTGACTGGGGAAACAAAGATGCAATTTTAAATTTGCCTGTCACCTTTTCTTATACAAAATGGGAATCTATAAAAACCGAATACGAGCATCGGCCCGGAGGGGGAGACGGAACACTACAGAATGACGGGCCAGGATTAAGCGATGTGCTTGGATGGGCATCGGACACTTTAGATTTAATTGATATGTACACGGGAGCCGTTCCTGATTGGGTCAAACAAGGGCAACAAATTTCTGGCATCGGCCGATCCGTGTCTGGAGTTATTAATCAAGGAGTCAATCTTTTTGGTCCACTTAAACAATAATACATTAGAAGGAGTTGAGTTATCATGGCACTACCTAAATTAACCGCACCTGAATATACACTTGAATTACCATCGACAGGAAAGAAAATTAAATATAGGCCGTTTCTTGTAAAGGAACAAAAACTATTATTAACGGCCAATGAAGATGATGACGAAAAAGAAGTAATTGATGCCATTAAACAAGTCATAAAAAATTGTTGTTTAACTAAAACCTTAGATGTAGAAGACCTTCCTTTATTTGATATTGAGTATATATTCCTACAACTAAGGGCCAAATCAGTAGGAGAAAAGGCTACTCTATTTTTTACACACCAGGAATGCCCGAAAAATAATAACAGCCCTAGTAAGAAACAAACAGAGGTTGAAGTTGATCTGAGTAAAATAAAAATAAAAAAAGATCCTAAACACAGCACCAAAATAAAACTAACAAACGACGTTGGAATTATAATGAAATATCCAAAAATAGAATTGATTAATACCTATACCGAAGAAGACGTAAGTGGAGAAGAAATTTTCAAATTAATAGGAAAATGCATTGAGCAAATATATGATTCTGAAGGTTCTTATAGCTCAACCGATTACACACCAGAAGAACTTGACGATTTTATATCCAGCATGACAGAATCGCAATTTGGGCATTTCAAGGATTTTTTTGAAACCATGCCTTCTCTAACACATAGTATAAAATTTACTTGTGTAGAATGTGAAAAGGAAGAAGAAATCGAGGTTAAAGGAATACAACATTTTTTTACATAGCTCTTTCCCATGATACCCTAATGAATTATTATGAAACCAATTTTATTCTGATACAGCACCATAAGTATAGTCTAAGTGAACTTGAAGATATGATTCCGTGGGAAAGAGAAATATATCTGACGCTTTTAAGAGAACATATAAAACAGTTAGACGAAGAAGAAGCCGCAAGGCAAAATAGGATAAATCAATAATGCCAGAAATTTTAGATCCTAAAGCAACATTAGCAGGTATCAAAGCCGTGCTTTCCAGAGGTGCGGCATCTACCGGACAAGCCCTAGGAGGGCTTGGACCTAGTGCTATGGTCGATTCAACATTCTCTCACACCCCGTTAATCACCAACACCGCAAAATTAGTAGGAGCAGGAACTACAGGGGCCCTTAAAATAGGGGGCCGGGCCGCAGGAGGGGCACTTGGACTCGCAGGAAGAGCATTAACAGGATCAAAAAAAGGTCCAGCATCAGAAACAACGCTCACAAAAATAAAAGACACGCTTACTAAAGGCGAGAAACTAGACGAAAAAGATAAATCAGAAACTTTACTTAAAAAAATATTTAATAAAATTGATATGATTGAACAGAGTGTGCGCGATGGTGAAAAAATGCGTATTGCTCAAGATAAACGGGCCCGAAAAAATAAAAAAAGAGATGCCTCAAGGGACGAAGAAGAACGAAGAGAAAGAAAGAAGGGGCTGTTAGGCCGTCTATTGCCTAAAGACGGCGCCAAAGGAAAAGAAGGAAAAGAAGGAAAAGGAGGGGGGCTCATGGCCGCTCTAGCTTCCGGCGGACTAATAGGTCTAGGCGGGGCCCTCGCAGGGATGATAGGCGGAAGTTTGATTAGCATAATAGGAACTCTTGTAAGTGGCGCAGGCAGCCTAATGCTAAAAGGGCTAACAGGATCATCAAGGCTTTTAGGAAAAATGGCCACTACTGTTGGTGGAAGGCTCTTAGGGGGAATTCTTGGGCTGGCCATTGATGGGCTGTTAGGTTATTTCAAATCAGATGAGTGGAGCGTGACCAAAGGGGCCGGCGCAATTGGAGGAATGATAGGAGGAACCTTTGAAAACCAAACATTAAATATGTTTATGAATGCAGGAAAGTGGGCAATGATTGGTGCGACCATAGGTTCAATTGTTCCTGTTATAGGAACGGCAATAGGAGGAATGGTAGGCGCGCTCATCGGTGCCGTCCTTGGATATTTTGGTGGTGAAAAAATTGCAAAGGCTGTTGATGGCTTAGCAAAAAGTGCCCAAAACATGGCAGATGAAGTTATAATTTCATGGACAAAATTTAATGATAAGCTGATATTAGTAATCAGAGAAAAGTTGGGATGGTTTGGGAAAATGTTCGGCCTCCAAACATCAGAAGAAGAAGCCGCAATCAAAGCCCACCTGAAAGAAGAGCAGGCTGCCAGGGGGGCCCATAAAGACTGGCAAAAAGATAGGCCAATGGTCGGAGATAGGTTTGCGAGTGATGAAGAAGCAGCGTCCATAAAAACTAGTGGGAATATATTGAGTTCTCCAGAGATGGTCCAATTTGCAATAGAGGATCCAGATAAGTATATAGACCTTGCGAATCACGCCAATGCAGGAAACCCGCTTTTAGAATATAAAGACTTCGCGCAACTACCTGAAAATATACGAAAACTTATTGCGGCTGGAGTGCAAGCGCCGACTTCGGCTCCTCAACCACCACCCGCCACAGCCAAACCACCGTCTGGACTTCCTTCCAACAAAGAAATTCCGCCAAGTGAGGAGGCCAGCTTCAAGAGAAAGTGGTGGTATGGGACTGAAGAAGAAATAATGGCGCGCAATAATCGATATGAACCCGGTTCGTCTGCATATGACCGAAGGGGCCAGCGAAATATTGAACACGCCGAAAGACAAAGACGGGCAGCTTCTCAGTCAGACCAATTAAAAGCCGCAGGACGGAACGAAGGAAAATTTGTAAATGTGAAAGGAAAGTCAACATTAGTGCCGGAGGCTGGGGACGAAAATTACTCAGAAGAAGCGATGGATAGGGTTGCGGGGTACTTGGGAGTGGCGGCCAAAGCCTTAATGAGATCAGCCGAAGCGCAAGAAAAAGCGGCGGGCGCAAGCGTCAAAGAAACCCCCGCAATACCTACTCCGATTCCGAGCGTTCGGCCGGATTCGGCCGGATTCTAAAAATAAAAAAAGGGGGAAGAGCCAATAAAGGCCCTTCCCCCCAAGGAGTCATCTGGCACTTCCAGACGACTATTTATTACTGTTATGCCTCATCGGCCAACTTACTAAAGTAAGAAAGATCATCACTTTCATCACTATCAACATCATCACTACTACTAACCGTAGGCAATGGAGAAGGAGTTCGGGTCGGGCGTTCTACCTCTTCCTCAAATCCAAAAGAGCTTCCGGCAGTTTCCCCTTCAACCCCCAACTCAAGTACCTTTGTCAACCTGACATTCAGGTCATCATATGACTTGAAATTCTTCGGATCAA